TTACATTAAACCTTGCCTTATACACGCTTCAATGTTGGAGTATTTGCCTTTCGCAGCTATTACAATAGGCAACAAAGGTGTATATAAACACGGAGCAGAAAATAGCGAAACGGTAAGCAAAGACGAAATAGACTTTCTAATAGAACGTGAAAGAAAGACTTACGATCACTACAAAGAAAGATTTATAGACTACATTTGTCAGAACAGTACGTTGTTTCCGGAGTACAACACAAATAGCGGAAGTGATATGTACCCAAATACTTACAATAACTTCACAGGATGGGTGTTATAAAATACAAACCAAAAGCAAAAAACGTTAAACGTTTAGAATTATATTTAAAGAAATACTATGGCAGAAATACGGATAAGCCAATTAACGGCAAAAAGTAGCAACTTAGCAAGTACAGATGAATTTGCTATTGCCGAAAGTGATGGTGCAGGTGGTTTTGTATCTAAGAAAATTAACGGTGCGCAACTAAAAGACAGTACAATAAACGCACAAACGGTTACTACTTATAACTTACTTTTAACGGATGCTCATAAAACGGTTACGCTTACAAACGGAAGCGCAATAGATGCAAGAATACCTTTAAATAGTGGTACTGCTTTTCCTATAGGAACACGAATAGAACTTTTACAAGGTGGTGCAGGTCAAGTAACAGTAGCACCAACAGGAGGCGTTACACTTAATTCAAGTGGTGGTAAAACTAAACTTGCAGCACAATACGCACAAGCAACAATATTAAAAGTGGCTACAGATACTTGGTATCTATTTGGCGACATAACAACATAAAAAAATGGCAGTTACAAACGATTGGGGACAAGGTCAAAAACAAAATAGCATTGATTGGGGACAAGGTGCAACTGACAATACTATAAATTGGGGTAAATCTCAAACGCTATCACCGGGAGGCGAAACCAATATATCGGGTGCAAGTGGTTTCTCAAATACATTAAGCACAAGATTTGATGGAGTAGATGACTACGTTACAATGGGCAATGTTGCAAGTCTAAACTTTGAAAGAGACGACACTTTCAGCTTTTCTTTTTGGCTTAATAGAACAACAAGCAGCGACTTAGCAACAATTTTAGGTAGAGCAGATGCCGATTCACCATATAGTGGGTACGCTATTTTTATAAATGGTAACAAGATTCAATTTAGATTAAGAAGCACAAACAACGCTTTTTTCTTTATTTTAGGAACGGTAGACATACCTAACGAAACTTGGACGCATTACGTTGTAACTTATGATGGCTCACAAAGTGTTAGCGGAATGAAACTTTATAAAAATGGAAGTGAAGAAACAGTAACAACAAGCACAAGCGGAACGGTAACAAGGTTTGCAAGTGTTGTCTTGCCTTTTAACATAGGAACAAGAGATGACAATCCTAACATAGCTTATAACGGCGCTATGGATGAGGTAAGTGCATATAACGTTGAACTTTCTGCAAGTGCAGTAACAACAATTTACAATAGCGGTGTGCCTAACGACTTAACAGGAACAAGTGGATTGGTTTCTTGGTGGAGAATGGGCGACAATGACACTTACCCAACTATCACAGACAATCAAGGTAGTAACAATGGAACAATGACTAATATGAGTGCAGGAAACTTTATTACTAACGTACCAACATAGAAAAAAATGAGTGTAAAAATAGCAGAAACATACGCAACAATTAATATAGCAGATTTGTCTTTAATTGACTTTTCGCAAATCGGAGAAACTGACGAAAACACGATACGCAAAAGTTTAGACGGTGCACAGTTTATAGTCAAATGGAATACAGAACCAAGCTTTATAACTGACGGAACGGTAGCAATTATACAAGCAATGACACACGCACAAGCAATTACGCTTATGGGAACTTCTGAATGGTCTGCACCTATAGAAGGTGGCTTTGTAAACGAACCTGCAGAAATAGAATAACAATGCATACTAAAGTTTTAGCTATACTATACTTTATTGCAGGTTATATAACTGCCTTTAGTTTGTTCTATAGTAGTGCTTTTCACTTAAAAGCAATTGGTTGTTTTCTTGCAATTTACCTAACCTATCAACTAACAGAACAACTTGAGCAATGAAAAATGAGTTACTTTTGCTGATAACTAAACTAAACAACTATTCTATGCAATTAATCGCAATTGTTAGCAGCTTCTTTATGCCTATATCGGGCATCTTGATTTTAATTGGTCTATCCGTAATACTTGACACTATCACAGGTGTTTGGAAAGCACGAAAACTTAAAACGCCTGTCACTTCAAGAAAACTTAGTGCGATCATATCTAAAATACTTTTGTATGAAGTTACTGTGATGCTATTCTATTTGATAGACTACTTTATTTTGAACGATATAGTGTTAACATTTTTTAGCGTTGAACTTATGACGACTAAAATTTTAGCTTTAGTTTTAGTAAGTATCGAAGTAATATCTATCAATGAGAATTTTAAAGCGGTTAAAGGCATTGATTTATGGGCATCACTTAAGAACCTATTTGCAAGAGCCAAAGAAGTCACGCAAGACTTCAAAGACATCAATGCGAAAGATAAATAAAATAATAATCCATTGTAGTGCAACGCCTGAAGGTCGTGAAGTAAGCGTAGACACTATAAGAAAATGGCACTTAAAACGCAGGTTTTCTGACATCGGCTATCATTATGTCATCCATCTTGACGGAAAAATTTCTGTCGGGCGTGATATAAACAGAATCGGAGCACATTGTAGCGGTCAGAATAGAGGCAGTATAGGCATTTGTTACGTTGGTGGTATGTCTAAGGATATGAAAAAAGCTAAAGATACACGAACACAAGCACAGAAAGATTCACTTATAAAGCTTATGCAAGAATTGATTTATACTTATAATTGGGATATGACGATTCACGGACACAACGAATTTGCTAATAAAGCTTGTCCAAGTTTTAACGTACAAGAAGAATATGCGAATTTGTAGTTTTATTTGCGTTTTAACGCTGTTTTCTTGTTCGGCTAACTATCACTATAGGAAAGCACTTAAAAAAGGCTTAGAGCCTCTTATTTCAAGCGACACGATTAGAATAGCTACAATAGATTCGATTCCTGTAGTTAGACACGACACTATAGTATATGAAAAATACTTTAGTAGCAAAGACACGATAGTACATTATGAAAATGTTTTTGTGCCTAAGACACGTTTAGAAACACGAATAGAATACAAGATACATAGAGACACTATAAGACTTGAAACAAGAGTAGAAGTACAGAAAGCAAAAGCAAGTAAACAACCTAACTACTTATTATGGATATTTCTAATCGTTCTTGTTTTAGCAGCTTTACAGTTGTTTAAAAAATTTATATGAGTATAAACAAACGTTATAGACTTACACCGGATGAAGCAGAAATACTGTTTCGTTATAGAGGTTTAAAAGCAGCTTCAGAAGAAGCAGGTGTAGATGTAAATAGCGTTAAACACGGATGGCTTAAAACAAAACAAGCAAGTCTATTCTTTAAAAATCCACTACATAAAGACGAAGCAGAAAACAAACTTGAAGAACTAAGCAAAAAGCTTATAGAAGACTTAAAAGAGTTTGCGCCTAAGTTTCCTAAATTAATACGCAAAGAAAAAAAGAAAGACTATCTACTTGTAATTGATCCTGCAGACATACACATAGGCAAACTTGCAGATTCATTTGAAACAGGCGAAGACTACAACAATCAAATTGCCGTTAAACGTGTAAAAGAAGGCGTACAAGGCATTTTAAACAAAGCGCAAGGTTTTCCTATAGATAAAATTTTATTCATCGGTGGTAACGATATTCTACACATAGACACACCACACCGTACTACGACTTCTCAGACGCCACAAGATACAGACGGACAATGGTATTCAAACTTTTTAATAGCTAAACAACTTTATGTAGATATTTTGCTTCAGTTGATCGCAGTAGCAGACGTTCATTTTACCTACAACCCAAGTAACCACGATTACCAAAGTGGTTTTTTCTTGTCCGACTGCATAAAAACGTACTTTCGAAACTGCAAAAACATAAGCTTTGACTGTTCAATAGCACATCGTAAAGGTTATAAATACGGACAAAATTTAATAGGCACTACACACGGTGACGGTGCAAAGCACCAAGACTTACCTTTGCTTATGGCTACAGAATTTCCTATGGAATGGTCTGAAACTAAACACAGATACATTTACACGCATCACGTTCACCACAAATTTTCAAAAGATTACATTGGAATCACTTGCGAATCACTCCGTTCACCATCGGGAACTGACTCTTGGCATCATAAGAAAGGTTACCAACACGCACCCAAAGCAGTAGAAGGTTTTATTCATCACCGTGAAAACGGACAAGTAGCAAGACTTACACACCTTTTCTAAAACTTTTTTGTTAAAAACGTAACTTTTTTTGTTAACAATTCGTTTTTATTGTTAGATTTGTATACACAATTAATTTAACACTTATGAACAGAACAGAAAAACTTGAACTACTTATAGAGATACAAGAAGCAATTGAACACTTTGATAAAAGAATAGAGGATGCCGAATGGTCAAACACGTTTGGATATGGCTTTGAAATACCTCAGATACGACAGAAAAACGAACATAATATCATTATATACGGTATGTGCATCGGCAGATTAAACGAACGATTTACTAAACAACTTAACACACTTAAATAATGAAAGACGAACTAAAAGACACGATTTACGGCATAGTATACTTATGCACTTTAGCTACAATGTATTACTACACTATTTTAATATTTGGATAAGATGAAAGGAGAAATAGAAATATTCAAGAACGAAGACGATATAGTAGAGTTTGGAATACACGATACAAGTTTTCGTGTTTGCATAGAAACTGAAACGTATTGGCAAGAAGAAGCAGTAAGCTTTAACGGATTTACTGACGAAATACAATACGAAGAACACGAACAAACAACAACGTTTGTAAGAATGGACACGCTAGAATGTTCCGGCACTATGTACTATTCTAAGGAAGATATATGTTCAGAACTTGAACGAATGTTAAACGAAGACAACTGCTAAGATGAGTAAACGTGTAGGCAGAAGGTGGTTTAAGTTTTTAGATAATTGGTACTTTTTAAAGTTTGGTAACGAAGGCGAATACAGTAGTAATATACTTGGAAGCAAAAAAGAACCTTACTACCTGACTGAAGCACAAATGCTTTACGAAACTGAATACACTTACGAATCTTTAAGCGAAGACGAAAAAAAAATTTACAATAAGAAATATGAATGATCCTTTTAAACTAGAATTTTGGGACAACTTTAATGACAGTCTCTATTTTGATTACTTACTAAAACGTGAAGAAATGTTAAAGACTTACAGAATAACTTACAAACAATATGCAGGAAGTGACACAAGCGCACCTGTAAGCTATGCAATTAAATATTTAAAGGCATACAACAAACACGATGCAATTAGTGCCTTTAACTTGTGGAAAGGACTTATAATAAAAGTAGAAC